TGATGGCTGGCGATGACACCGATGAAGGTTATTTCCAAATCACTAAAGGCGGCTTGCGTGAAGTTAGCGTGGTGATGTATCCAAACAACCCAATGGCAGAAGTTCATGCTTTGGAATATTTCCGAAATGATGGTTCTGCCAATCTAAAGAATTTGGAAAAGGCTCTGCGCGAAGCAGGGATTTCCAAAAAAGATGCGGTCACTTCCGCATCTGTCTTCAAGAAGGTTTTGGAATCGCGTGATGCGAAACAAGCCCCGATTGAAAATGCGCCACAACAGAGTGAGTCCGATGTGGATGTGACCGAACTACTCAACGCATTAGAACTGCGTGAGTTATCCAAACTGTTAGATAAACGACTGAAAGGTTAATCATGTCCCAAGCAATCCTTGAAAAGCTGGATGCTATCGAAGCTAAACAAGCCGAAGCAGTATCAGCAGTAGAAGCAAAAATCCCTGAAGCCATTGCCGCTGTGCAAGCTGATGTAGCCGAAAAGCTGTCCGCTTTTGAAGCTAAGTTGGCAACTGTGCAAGCGCCTGCAATCATTCGCGCACCTCACAAAACTGTGCGTGGTGACGTGAATCGTGCTGTGCGTGAGCAAATCGCCACTTACTACAAAGCTGGTCGCCAAGGCGAAAAAGAACTGAAGATGTTTGAAGACGCTGGACAATACGATGCGTATTTGCAAGAAGCATCTGCGTTGACTGCTGGCGGTAACAACCAAGGTGGTCGTACAGGCTATGACCCTGTGTTTGCGGCTCTGCGTTTGGCTAACCCCATGCGTGGTGTTTCTCGCACAGTTGCAACCGATGGTTCTTCTTACCAATTCCGAGTTAAGACAGGTAACGCTGGCGCGGCTTGGGGATACACCATCCAAAACAACGGCGCGGCAACAACTGAAGACACCTCAATTTGGCAATTAGTTTTGCAAGATTTGAACGTGCAATTTCCCATCCGTACAGCCGCATTGGATGACATTGATGGTTTAGAAGGTAATGTCGTTGATGATATGTTGGCAGAATTCGCACAAAGCGAAGCCTTGTCAATGGTTCAAAACAATGACCAAGCCGCACAATCAGCATCTAACCCCTACGGCGGTACAAACGGCTTGCGTGGTCTTGACCAATACGCTGGTGCAAATGCTACCTACACAGGCGGCACAGCATCAACAGCGGCATTTGGTACAAGCGGCACAGGCTCAACAACTGGCTTGCACAGCTTGGCGACCTATGACCAGTTGACTTCCAACGTCAATACTGTTGGCTTGAACAATATTGCATACAAAGATGTGATTAACTTCATGTATGCGTTGCCACAACAATATTGGACAGCAAACGCTAAGTTCATGGTTAATCCAATTTTGGCTCAAGCTATTCGTGGCTTGCAAGATACCAATGGTCGTCCAATTTTTAACTCTGTTGAATCTTTGAACCCTGATGGCATCATTGGTCAAATGTTGGGCTTTGATGTGGTTATCAATAAATATTTGGATAACCCATTCCAAGGCACAACTGGTGCGGCTGGTACTAACAGCCTTTACCCCATGTACTTTGCTGACTTCTCAAGATTCCACACAATTGTGGATCGCTTGAACATGGTTATGCGCCGCTATGACCAAACAGCACCCGGCTTTATCACGTTCTACGGCGAGAAGCGTTTGGCTACATCGGTTCGTGACCCTAACGCTGGTGTTCGTTATCGTTCTACTGGCACTTCAACCTAATCGTTGCCCTTGGGTGGAGGCGTAAAAACCTCCACCTTTTTTTAGCAACCTTTTTTGGAAAACAAAATGAGCATCACCGAACGAATCCTTACTGGTATTAAGCAAACAATTGAAACAGGCGATAAAGTCAAGATTGACTTGCGTGAAGCGTCTGCTATTACAGGGTCAGGAAACAATATTGGTGGTCGCACTTTATTCGATGATGCGTTTGCCGCGTTGCGTTTTGCTAACCCATTGCGTCAAGTTGCAAGACAAGTTGTCCGTAGCGGTCAAAGCGCGGTGCAGTTTGTTGCAAAAACTGGTAACGCAACTACACAGGCTAACCCTTGGGGTTACACGTTCACGCCTGATAGCGGAACACCCAACACAAACACAAGCATTTGGCAAATACCAACTCGCGTGATTACAGCGCAACTACCAATCCGTTCTGCTGTTTTAACTGATGTAAATTATTTAGATGAAACTTTGGTGCAGGACTTGTTTCAAGAATTTGGCACACAAGAAGCCAATTCAATGATTATTAACAATGACCAAGCAGGCTCTACAACCACCACAACTGGCGGCGTAGATGGTTTGCGTGGTCTGAATATGTACACGACTGCGGCGGCTTCTGCTTATGGCACAAGTGGCACAGCAATCACAAACGGCATTCATAGCATTGCAACTTACACACAAGCGGCGGCGGCAATTAGTTATGCAGACCTTACAGATATGGCGCGATTGTTTCCTGCTCAATACTGGAATTTGCCCAATACGGCTTGGATGATGCACCCACAAACAATTCATGACTTGCGTAACCTTGGACCGGGTACAGCCGCAATCAGAGAATTTGCTGAAGTGGGCAGTAATGAGGGCGGTGCAATAAAAAATATTTTTGGCTTTCCTGTGATTGCAAATCCATATATGCAAACTGTTGGCGCTGGTAATTTCAGCGTGTACTTAGCAAACTGGACAAACTTTGTGACCATTGCCGATGTGGAAGAAATGAACGTGCAAGCGTTTGAGCAAACTACGCCCGGCTTTATAACTTTGTACGCAGAGAAACGATTGGTTTCTACTGTGCGCGACCCCTTTGCTGGCATCCGTTTGGTTGGTGTCTAACCATGTCTGTTGACCAACTTGGCTATTTAACCATTGGTGCGCCAACCCGCAATCCGTTCAATTATGAAAAGTTTGAACAGATTGCGCGGGACAACACAACCGCATGGCTGACACTTGCCGAGATTCGCCAACAACTTAACTTGTTTGACGATACAAGCCAAGACACTTACTTAAGCAGTTTGGAATTGGCAACTCGCCAAGCCATTGAAGATTATTTGGGCATGAGTATTTTTGCCACAAGCTATCGCGTGTACTACAACGCCACAAGTTTGTATGGAACGCCTTTGTCCTTAGATTTGCCCGAAGTCTCGCAAAATAACGCAACACCAGCAAGCGGCGTGACCATCACAAATGTTAAGTATTTCAATGATGCCACACCGCCTGTTTTAACAACTGTTTCGTCATCGACATACTACTACGACAACTCAGGCAATAAAGTGGTGTTACAAACGCTTCCAAGCGATTTAAACAGCAACATGACAAGCCCTGTGTCCTGTGAGTATGTTAGCCCTGTAAACCCGATTGCGCTGTATCCAGTAGTCAAGCAAGCTGGCTTATTATTGTTCACGCATCTTTACAACAATCGTTCAACTGTCGGAGATACAGTAGGCGCAAAATCAGAAATACCATTTGGTGTTTCTACATTGCTACGACCTTACAAACCATTGGTGATGTAAATGGTTAAGCGTTACGAAAACATTGCCGTTAACACTTTGTCATTTGGCAAGAGTGACTTTGGCGAACAAAGCACAACGCAAACACTTTGGTTTCGTACTCGCGCAACTATTGCGGATGTAGCAAATTCTGTTCGTATATCTGACAAATACAGGGTGTATACAGACATTGTGCAAATGACTGTTAACTACACACCAAACATAAAATTAATTGTTGACAATCAAAACGCATATTCAATAAATTGGCGCGGCTACGATTGGCGTGTTGACAATGTGCGTGAAACAAATGACCGACAATTTGCACAATTAACTTGTGTGCGTAGTGACCCTGTGGTGGCGGTGTAATGGCTACACAACAGAATCCAGTCCAATATTCCAAAGCGATTCAGTTCCAACTGCAAAGCATAGTCACGCCTGTGCCTGTCTATGCCACCTTTAACCGCAACTTTGCCATTGAGCCAAAGTTCATAACTTGGATGTTAAGAAATGTTCATCAAGAAGTTTTTACTGGACAAACTCAATCAAATAAAAGCATTGACCGCCCAACTTTCCAAATCAGTATTTTTACGCAAGTCATAGAAGATGGTTTCACAATTTCCAATCAAATACTACAATCCTTGCATGGATATAGTGGTTTGTTTGGCGGTGTGACAAATGGTTTTTGGATTGCCAAAGCAGATGTGACTTGGCTATACAACAGCTATAACAACGAAGAAAAACTTGGCGAAGTCTTTTTAGACTGCACCTTGGACATTCCAACATAAGACAAGTTCAGCAATCAATCGGAAGGAAACGAAATGCCTTTACCAACGAAAGTTTTACCCGGCTTTACCGCCTCGCTGTATGTGCAACCAAGCGCAACACCAACACCTTTGACCACCGCACAGCTTTCGTTGATTGCAAGCGTTTCTCCGCTTACTATCAGCGGCAATTTGTTGCAAGTGGAAGCCGTGCCAGCATTCGGACAAGACGATGCTGTTGCCAATTTTATGGTGGCTGGCTCGCGTCAGTCGGACAAAATTCCAACACAAAGCGCACCCACTTCAATGACAATTACTGTGGCTTGGAATCCAAGCGATTCAGTATTGTTGCTGGTGCGTGGCGATGCTTACTCAGGGCTTGTTGACCGCACTTATATCGTACAAGCTACCGATGGTACAGGCACAGTTAATTACGCCTTTAATGCTCGCGTAGGACAGTTCCAAATTGATGCCCAACCCGGCGCAGAAGCAAAAGCAATTTTCACTCTGCACCCTCGCGGCAATCAGTATGGTTGGACAAACACAGCTTAATCAGGAGAATCAAAAATGGCATTACCCTCAAAAGTCTTACCGGGCTTTGTAGCCTCAATGTGGATGCAAACAAGCGCATCCCCATTCACTACCGCAAACTTAGCTGTTTGGACAGCGCAAGTTGCTACGCTGGTCGGCACAACTGCTGGCGGCACAGGCGCATCAGGTACAGCATTAAATGTGGAAGCAGTACCCGCATTTGGTCAAGATGATGCGGTGGCTAACTTTATGGTTGCAGGCTCACGCCAAAGCGACAAGATACCAACTCAATCAGCACCAACATCCATGACCATCACAGCGGCATGGAATCCCTCGGATGCTGGTCTGTTGTTGATTCGCGCTGATGCGTATTCGGGCTTGGTAGACCGCACTTATGTGGTGGCGGCTTATGATGGAACGAATACTGTGGCTTATGCTTTTAATGGTCGTGTGGGTCAGTTTCAGATTGACGCACAGCCCGGCGCGGAAGCCAAGTGTGTGTTCACCATCCATCCTCGCGGCAACCAATACGGCTGGAGTAATTCCTAATGAAAGTCGCTGACGCTGTTGAAGTGTTGGCTACTACTTATCAATCCTTGGACTTAGTTGCTCAAGGGTTGGAAGTGAAAGCCAGCGAAGTGGCAACGGCTCTTGCCAAGGCAAAGCCTGATACAACAGAATTTGTTTGCTTAACAGTTCTTGCAAGATACAACCCTGTGGCGCAAGTCATACAAGAAACACCACAAACAGAAGAATAAAAATGACAGACACGACAATACAGAACACACAAGATTTGTTAGGGTTTTTGGTAAGCCAAGCAGAACACCGAAAGGATTGGTTTGGCTTTACCCAACAAAAAATGACAGCAGTCAGCTTGGCGCATGAAATAGCGGCGCGTCACGCTGACACCATGACACCTGAACAAGTGGTGGAATATGCAAAAGAACTTAACGAATTGCTGTTTCATCGACTTGTAAAACCCGGCGCTTGGAGAATCTGAAGTGGGTGTCACCATAAAGCTGGAAGGCATCGGCGATGTTGCGTTAGCTTTTGACCAATTAGCGACAGAAATTGGCGACAAAAAAGCAACCAGCAAAGTGCTTGTGCCAGCGGTGCGTGAGGCTTTAAAACCAGTTCTATCAGACGCACAAAGACGAGCCCCCGAAGATACTGGCGGCTTGCGTTTGTCTTTGTTGGTAGAAGCGCGGCGACCAACCAAACGAGATAGACGAAGCAAATACATAACGCAAACTGATACTGTGATTGCGGCTGTAACTACGGCATCAGGTAAAAAGTTAGCGGCGATGAGTGAAGGCAAAGGCTTGTTAAGGGCAAGAAAGCGTCTTATAAAAATGGGCGCAACTAAAGAGCAAGCGCAAGCATTTAAGGGAATTGAAAGCGATGCTCGCGCAATGTCGCAAGAGTTTGGCTCGGCAAAGAATCCACCGCATCCATATCTGCGACCAGCTTTAGAAAGTAATGCTCAAGAAACTGTTAACAGACTTGGGCAAATTTTGGCAAGAAGAATACAAGCATTTAAGAGGACATAACATGACACGATTTGCAGATGCCTTTGGCAAGAAGTACGAAGAAAACAAAGAGAAAATTTTTACTCGCAAATTTGAATTAGGTGGTCACACCTTTCGGGTGCGTGTGCCGTATGTGCATGAATCAGATGAGATTTACAAGCGCATCCAAGAGCCAAGCCCCGAAGCCATAGAAAAAGAATACAAGACCATCACAGACCCATTGATGGAGTTCAAAGACAATCCTGCAAATGAAAGCATCTTTGTCTTTACAGAAGATGATGTGATTGTTGAAGGTCGTTCTTTGCGTGAATCTGCCAAGACCAAAGTGCAGACGCAAATAAAAATTACAGAGTTTTTTAAACTGTTAATTCCTGAAGTGCCTGACCAATCATTAGCTGACTTAACATATGAGGAAATTGAAGCAGAGTTTCCCATGTCGGTGCAAAGCCAAATGATTGAAAAGATTGTTGAAGCAATCAGCCCGACATACAAGGAAGCAAGGGGAAACTAATTGGCTCATTGAAAACGCAAGTCATCACCGCGATGATTTTCAATGGGCATACACATGACACGATAGCGGAGTTTGATGACATAACAATGGGGAATTTGCAGACCATGTACGCTGACGGATTGATTGGAAATTATGGCTTGCTTAACACGCTTGGAAGCCTGACCAATGGCGTGTTTAACTACATGAGAGCATCAGGTTCACCAGCTTATAAACTAGCCAACATTCTTGGTAATGCGTATGATTACATCTACCCGCCATTGACTGATGAACAAGTGAAACAGCAAGCTAACGACCAACTGCTTGCGTTTATGAGCCAAGCGCCGGGTTTTTCCGCAGAAAGATTTGGGGTAAAAAATGGCTAATATGCTTGGGCGGCTTGGTGTAGTTCTCGGACTTGATGCCGCTGAATTTGTTTCGGGCATAAACAAAGCCGAAAAGAATTTAAAGCAATTTGCGGAAGGCGCAATCCAGTACGGCAAGATTGGCGCAACTGCTTTAACGGCAATGTCCGTAGCGGCTCTTAAATTTGCCGATGATGTACAAGATGTAGCACAAGCAAACGATGTTGCCATTGATACTGTAATTAAACTGCGGTCAGCATTAGACGCAAGCGGCGGCTCGGCAGAAAAAGCTGGCGTGATGTTGTCAGCATTTACAAAATTTATTGATACAGCGGCAAGCGGTTCTTTTGAAGCACAAAAGGCGTTCAAAGCTGTTGGCATTTCATTTAAAGATTTAGGCACTTTATCGCAAGAAGAATTGCTAGGCAAAGCATTAAAAGGTTTAGAAGGCATTGAAGACCAAGTTACGCGAGGCGCAAGGGGGATGGATTTATTCTCCAAAGCCGCCAAGGGTGTTGCGTTAGATACATTTGCACAGCAAATGCAAAGCACAAGTACCGCAACAAGGCAACAAATTGATGCTGTAAAAGAAGGTGCAAAGACTTGGGATAACTTTGAAAAAATAATCCGCAAATTGCAATTAGCTTTTGTTGAAGCACTTGGTCCGAGCCTGAGTGCAATCAATAACCAAATGTCAGCAGAGGCATTTCCCAAGCTGACAATGCTGAACAAATTGTTTAACTCTATTGCAAGCAACGCATTCAGCGCAGGACAAGCAATAGAGGCTTTGGGCAAAGGTTTTGAAAAGATTGCTGGCACTTCCTTAATCATGCAAACCTACGGCGAATCTGCCGCTGGTTATGCAGAAGTAAAAAAATTAAATGAAGAATATGTAAGGTTTTTGGAAAACCAAAGAAAAGCACAGGCACAATTTGACAGCGATTTAAGCGGCGGTAGACGCGGCATCCGCACGGATGTTTACCCTAAAGGCGGCAGACCAGCAGTAGGTAGTGATGCAGTTGTCCGACAAACAACAATCGGCGTTGATACTAAGGCACAAGCCGCCGCAGACAAGATAAGGGAAGATTGGTACAAGCGGATTAACAAAAGCATTGAAGAAGCGCAAAAACTTTCAGAAGCAAATTACAGATTAAGTCTAAAAGAACTTGATGTGGATATTAGCAGGCTGAAAGCTGAAGAAGATTTGCAGTTATTAAAAGACCAAACCTATCAATCTATATTGCAAGGCAATCGGTTACAAAGCCAGCAACTAGATTTTGATAGAGCCAATCTTTTATTGCTTTCTCAATTTAAAGATTTGCGCTCCGAAGAAGTTAAGTACGCGCAAGACGTTATGAGTATTCGCGCTCAATACGCAGAGCAAGAATATCAGATTGCTACATTTGCAACAATGAATGAGCATGAAAAAACAAAGGCATTAGAAGAAAACAACAAACTGCGAGACAGGGCTATTCAACAAGCAAAAGACGCTCTAGACATTACGCGTCAATCACGCGAAGGCACGATGGCAGATGGATTCACAAAAGGCTTTGATGAGTTTGTGCGAGATATGCCGACCCGAATGGAAATGGGTAAGACTGCATTCAATTCTTTAATGAGCAGTATGGATAGTGCTTTGCGTCAATTTGTGCAAACTGGAAAAGTAAACTTTAAAGATTTAGTCAGAAACATGATTCAGGAGTTAATTTATCTTGAGTCAAAAGCCAAAATGATGGATATGTTTAAGTCGCTGAAAGGCGGTGGTGGTGGTGGCGGCATTATGGATATGCTTGGCGGCTTGTTTGGCGGTGGTAGCGGCGGTATGGTTTCAACTAACAACACAGGTATGAGTTTGGGTGAATTAGGGTTAAGTGGCGGCAGAGCATCAGGCGGTTCAGTTAGCGGCGGCTCAAGTTATTTAGTTGGTGAGCGTGGACCCGAAATATTTGCGCCAAGAATGTCAGGCACAATCATTCCAAACAATCAGCTTGCAAGTTCAATGGGTGGAGGTCAAACCATCAACTACAACGGACCATATATTGCAAGCATGAACGCCATTGACACACAAAGCGGCACACAGTTTTTGGCAAAGAATAAGAACACGATTTGGGCGGCTTATCAATCAGCCAACCGAGGCGTACCAGTTTCGAGGTAACCAATGAGTTTGCAAACCATACTTTCCATTGCTGAGACAGTCAACATAAATGACCACAAGTTTGCTGGTCAAATGCTTTCGCGCAATATGCGTATCAGCACATCGGAAATTTTGACTGTGCAACCATTCCAGTTTGGCATTAAGCCTATGAATTATTTGCAATACAGCACCAATCGCGGCGTATTGTCTACACTCCGCACGGCTGACCGAATCACCGAGCAATATTTAAACTTTGGCTCAACAGGATGGCTTAATTACATTAAATATCAAGGCGATATGTCGGGCGTACAAGCGGCGGCTTGCCAAGTGCAAACATCTAGTGCTAACAAAACAATTGTGCTTGGCTCATTGCCTAGCATTAGTTCATCTTTGTATATTGTTAAGGCTGGCGACTTTATCCAAATTGACCGCTATGCTTACATTGCAACGGCTAATGTTCAGCGAGGCGGTGGCGCTACTGTAAACATTCCTGTTCATCGTTCTTTGATGACCACAGTAAGCGTGGCTACGGCGGCTGTAATCGGTCAATACGGCACGACAGTAGCCTTGGGTGGGTCAACTTATACAGGCACGACTTTTCCTGTTGTAGTGCGTGATTACCCAACCTATACGCTTGTGCCAATGACCAATGATTCTTTCATTGCATGGGATGGCGCATTTACCGCAATTGAGGTGGTGCTGTGAATGTAATTGCCCCAGTTGTAGGAACAAATGTCATTCGCTATGCGGATTTTGTTCGCATAACAACTGGCTCTGCGGTGTATCTTTTTTCAACTGCGCCATACGACATTACTGTACCAGCAATAGATGCTTTACCTTTTACTGGGTTAAGTCAACTTGTAAAAGTAGGTTCAGCACAACGAGACATAAAAAGCACAGCCAACGAAACCACAGTCACTCTAGTTGGTATTGATACAGCTAATCTAGCTATAGTTCTTGGTGCAGATATTAAAGGCTCACAAGTTGAAATGTGGCACGCGTTTTTTGATGAGAATAATCAATTAATCACAGGCGCAGGGTCAGGTTTGTATCAATTTTTTAATGGATACATAAATTCTTTCAGCATTAGCGAACAATACATGGAGGAAGTGCGCGACTATTTAGGAATAGTTACCATCAGCGCATCAAGCATACAACTAATTTTACAAAACAGAACAGCAGGGCGATACACAAACAATCCATCATGGACTTTTTGGAATTCTGTTGATGACAGCATGAACAGAGTTAATTACATACAGACCATAAACTATCAATTTGGAAAAACAAAATAGGATGAATTACATGATAAGACAGGCAAACAAATTTGACATTGAGAATATTGTGCGAATGCTTAAAAGTTTTCGCAAACAAGCGCCAACACAATTTCTTAAAGAAGCAAACAACCGCGAGCATATAGACAAATTGCTTTCCAATATATTAGCTGGCGCTGGCTTTATCTTGCTTGCAGAAAAAGATGATGAGGCAGTAGGAATGGTCATTGCCGCACAGCATCCAAACATTTGGAATCCTGACGTAAGTCAAGTTAGTGAGATTGCTTTTTGGCTGGATGAGGCGTACAGGGGCGGCAAGCTGGCGCATCGGCTTTTGCATGGCTACATCCAACAATGTGAAGAATGGAAGCAAGAAAACCGCATCCAATTTTTTGCAATCAGTAAAATGACAAACAGCCCCGATTTGTCTTATGACAAGTTCGGCTTTGCAAAGTTAGAAGAAACTTGGATTAAATAAACATGGCTGGTTCATTAATTGCCGCCGCTTTGGTTCCCGGCATTTCAGGATTTGCTTTGACGGCATTAAGTTTTGCCATCAACATGGTTATATCGTCAATTATTTCTAAAGCTGATTCTCCTGACTCAAATCAAAACAATACGCGGCAAGACCAACTAAATCCCGGTAGTCGAGTTCAAGTTCCTCCTGCTGGCGACAACAAAATCCCTGTAATTTATGGCTCTGCTTATGTGGGCGGCATAGTTACCGACCTTTCTATTACTAGCAACAACCAAACTTTGTATTACTGTATGGCGTTATGCGAAACCACTAACACCGAAGGTTATCTTGGTGGTTCGGCAGATGTGATTACTTTTGGCGATGTTTATTGGAATGGAAAAAAAGTTGTATTTAAAGCTAATGGATATGATGTTGCTTCTTTACTAGATGAATCAACAAGTTTGTCTGATACATCCGTTGCGGGTAACTTGTCATTTTACTTTTATAGGAATGGTTCGACTACACCCACAAATTCTCCATTTTTTGCATATAGCCCACAAGTAATGGGCAACACAAATTTAACTTATCAATGGGGTGTTAGTAAAGCAATGACTAATTGCGCTTTTGCAATTGTCAAAGTAACTTACAACCAAGACGCAAATTTAACAGGTTTGCAAAGCACAAGATTTCAAGTAACAAATAGCCGAAGCGCACCCGGCGATTGTTTTTTGGATTACTTTACATCGCATCGCTATGGTGCGGCAATACCACTTGCAAATATTGACACAGCAACTTTAACGGCATTAAATACTTATTGTGCCCAACCTTTTTCTTTCACACCCTATTCGGGCGGCACAAACACACAGCCAAGATTTGAATTTAATGGGCAGTTAGATACTACACAACCCATAATGACAAACTTGCAACTCATGGCTACTTGCTGTGATTGTTTAATGCGGTATAACGAAATTATGGGAACTTGGGGCGTAATTGTTCAACAGCCAAGTTATTCCATTGCAATGCAGTTAAATGATTCTAACATCATTGGACCAATAAATGTCACGCCTTTAGACATTGCGTCATCTTTTAACATTGCTGAAGTTAAATTTCCTGACAGCGGGGCGCAAGATAGTTTTAATTCAACAATATATGATTTATCTATAATTGACCCTGCTTTGCTTTACCCAAATGAGCCAGTTAACAAGCAAACCATTAACCTTGCGTTAGTAAATAACAGCGTAACAGCACAACTTTTAGCAAATCGTTTTCTTAAAAGTGGACGTGAAGATTTACAAGTCCAATGTGTGATTGGTTATGTTGGATTGCAACTTGAAGCTGGCGACATTGTTGGACTGACAAACGCAAATTATGGCTGGACAAATAAACTGTTTCGATTAAATAAACTAATTGAAAACTTTACTGATGATGGTCAAATTACCACATCCTTAACGCTTTCCGAATATAACGAAAATGTTTATGCAGATATTTTAGTTACGCAATTTACGCCATCGCCTAATACTGGGTTGCCACAACCTCTTAACTTTGGCGCAATACCTACACCAAGCATTTCCACTTCATCACCAAATGCGGCAACGCCATCATTTATTGTTAACTTGACTACGCCTGCGGGTGGCGTTACTCAATACATGGAAGTTTGGTATTCAGCTTTTGCAAACCCTACAAGCAACCAGCGTTTGCTTGCTGGTACTACGGCTATTCAAGCGTCAGGCAATCCATACTCAATATCCACACCATTGCAAGTCAGCTTAACTAACATTGCAAGCGGCAACTGGTATTTCTTTACTCGCGCTGTTAACAATTTGGGCGCAAGCGCATACAGTTCTGCATCTGCTGTATTTCAATGGCGACCTACTACCTTTAGTTATGATTTGCAATACATTGTTGTTGCGTATGGTGATGATTTAGTTGGCACAAACATATCATCTTCACCAACTGGCAAAAATTACTATGGGTTGTATAACTCTGCATCAACTTCATTTAGCGCGGTGGCGGCAGACTACACATGGTTTTTGGCGCAACCTACATTTGGCACAACTTACAAACTTGCTTACATAACTCGCGGCAGTCGTAAGTTAAGCACCGCCACCGCCCTAGCTGGATATGCGGCTGGCACGGCGGCTTATGTTCCGACTGCTGGCTTTGATTCATCACAATGGTCTGCTTTGCCTGACGGAACAAACTACATTGATTTAGATATTCGTACTGGTCAGCTTACCCGCACAGGCACAACAACAGTCGGCTCATCGCAGATTGCAATATCCAATAATCCTGATGGAACGCTTGTCGGTTCGCTTGCGCCATTTTTAGACTTTGGCGGCTCACCAACTTTTACAGGGTCAGGCGCAACATTAACCATTGACATTTATGGGCGAGTGGTTGGGCTTATACCGCCCGATGGGTTCTATTACACATCGGAAGACTTTACTGCTACGGCTGGACAAACTGTTTTCACTCCAACAGCAAGACAAGCTGGATACATTACTGGTCAAGATTTAATTTATCGCAACGGCATTTTGCTGGACACTACTGAATACACAGAGACAAACTCAACATTCACAATGAACAACGCTTGCGCTTTAGGCGATTATGTTGCTTGCGTTTCGTTTAGAAGTACCGCAACATCGGCAACCTATGAAGATTTAGGTTTGTTGTATTCAAGCGGAACAGGCACAACAACTTTAACTTACACAAACTTGCCGCATCAAATTATTAACGCTGGCGATAAGCTGACTTTTGCTAATACAGGCTCACCAACGCAATACACAGTTTCAACAATTAATTACACAACTAAACAGATTGTGTTTACAGCGGCTTTTACGGCAACAGCGGGAAATTCTATTTATCGTTATCGTGCGCTTGGCTCAACATACCCATCATTTAGTAGATACACAGCTTCATTGTCTGCCGCATCAGATTACACGCCAACAACTTATCAACTTATCTCAGGCTCAGAATTGTTGTATTTAAATGGGACAATTGTGAACGACCAAGATTATGATTTAGTTGGCAACACGATTAACAACTTTCCAAGTACAGTAACGGGCAACTTAACTGTTATTCAGTTTGCATTAAACAATCAAGGTGTGCCAAACGGCTTGCCTTCAGCGGTTTCTACATTCACAATAAATGGTCAAGCGGTTTACTCTTACTCTTATGACCCGCTTTATTTTGAATTATCGGGAAATGGTTGTTACTATGACCACGCAGTAGATTACACAACGGCAACAGGCTCATACACGCTTGTGCCAACACCAAACAACAACACAACAGTTCTTGTTCAACAAACTTACAACGGCTCGGGGGCGGCATGACACAAGCATTCAATCTTTCACAATTAGCAAATCTTGTAAACACAAGCGGACAACTTAATGCGGCTACGGGTTTATATAACCAAACGCCAGTAGCAAACGGCGGCACAGGCGTGGCAACTTTGGCATCAGGCTCTGTTGTTATTGGGGCAGGAACAAGTGCTGTAACAACTGTGGCGGCTGGCACATTAGGAAATGTTTTAACGTCTAATGGAACGACTTGGATATCACAAGTTGCGGCTGGCGGCGCGCCAATTGTAACGATTTACACTTCTCCAGCAAGTTGGACAAAATCTCCTACTTTAAAAGCCGTTAAAGTTACTGTGTGTTCAGGTGGTGGTGGTGGTTCTGGTAGTAATCCAACCACGCCGGGGAAAGGTGGAGGTGGCGGGTCGGTAGGTTATTTGTATTTGCCAGCAGTCTCTGTTCCTGGTCCATTAACCGTAACTGTTGGTGTCGGTGGCACGGCAGGAGGGGTAAACGGTAATGGTGGCCCAGGCGGCGCTTCAAGTTTTGGCGCATTAATTTCTAATCCGGGCGGCGGCGGGGCAACAGTTCCAACAGTAGGTGCTGGAGGAACTTTTACTCCATCTCCAGTACGTTGGGGAGCAAATGGAGAGCCGGGTCAAGTTCGTACTGGAGGTGCATCAGCATTTCAATTTGGTTATGGTTTGCAAGATTTGGCTGGTGTTGGTTATGGTGCTGGCGGCGGCGGCAGACCCAGCACCCCATCTAGTGTTGGTATTGCTGGAAATGCAGGAGTTATTATTGTTGAAGAATTTTATTAAGCAAAGCCTTTATAAACTTAACCTAAAAGACATTACAAAGGAATAAATATGTGCGACCAACTCAGTCAATTTGCCGTAGAAAAATATGTGCATCTTAAAAACTTTCTTGCAAAAGAATCATGCGCTGAGTTAACCGCAGAATTACAGCGTCTTGTTGCCGAACAAAAGACAACGCAAGATGACCAATGCCCAAAATCTCAAGCTGTACATGGCGCAATGGTGTTTGACAAATTACTGGTTGACCTTTTGCCGCACTTTGAAAAGGCATCAGGCAAACGCCTATACCCAACTTATTCCTATGCTCGTTTATATGCGCCTGACGAGGTTTTAGAGTGCCATACAGACCGCGAAAGCTGTGAGATAAGCGCAACCCTAACCCTTGGTTTTGAGGGCGATGTGTGGGGCATATACATGGGCGATGAGGGCAAGCAAAACGCAAGCCGCATTGACATGGCTGTTGGTGATGCTGTGCTTTATAGGGGCATGGAAAAGCACCATTGGCGTGAACCATACACAGAAGGTAAATGGCAAGCCCAAGTCTTTTTGCATTACGTTGATGCTGATGGCAAACACGTTGAATGGAAGTTTGACAAACGACCCGCGCTTAATTTGCCACCGCCCGAAGAATTGCGCCATTGGATATACAGCGACATTTTGACAAGCGATGCCTGCGATTCGTTAATTAGGCTTTACACCAAGGATGAGATACCCAAAGAACAACCTTTTATTGGTGGCGATGCTGGAATAGTTAACTTAGAAATAAGAAATGTTAAGCGAGTAATGTTGCCAACATATAAGGACATTGGCGGCAGACTTGCGGCGGCTGGCTTGGCGGCTAACCATGCGGCTTGGAAGTTTGACATTACCCATGCCAACCAAGCTGAGTTTCTTGCTTACCCTGCTGGCGGTCGATATCAAGCCCATGTAGACACCTTTATCCAACACGGAGATGAATGTCGCAAGTTGACTGTATTAGCTTTCCTGAACGATAATTTCAAGGGTGGAAAGTTCTTCTTGCAGAATGGGCAAGACAAATACTATCCACCACAAACAAAAGGAACTGTGCTTGTGTTTCCATCGTTCATCATGCACGGCGTTGAAGATGTGACAGAGGGCGAAAGATACAGCGTAGTTTGTTGGATGGTCGGCAAATTCTTTAGGTAACAAAAAATGACTTCACCAGTTTTGTCGGTTCGCAATATTAGTGACCAAGAACTAAAAGAAATGTTGCGCGAGGCGGCTGAATGGGGTGCAAAAAGGGCATTAGCTGACATTGGTTTGCACGATGACCAAGCTGGTAGCGATGTAAAAGAATTGCGCGGCTTGTTGGAGACATGGCGCGATGCCAAGCAAACAGCTTTTAAGACTGCAATTAGCTGGATTACAAAAGGCTTTTTAATTTTGATTATTGGCGGCGTATGGTTCTATGCCAAAAAGGGGTAAGAAATTGACCCGTTCACGCTGGCGCTTACCGCAATAGCGGCAATTAAGCAAGGCGTTGCTCTTTACAAAGACATAAAACAAACTGGCGGTGAAGTCCACAAAATCACCAAAGAAATATCGGGTTACATAGGGCAATTCTTTGAGGCGCACGAAGAAGTAAAAAAAGAAGCCGAGGAACAAAAGCGCAATCCACCTAAAAACAAATCCATGCAAGCGCAAGCATTGGAAAATGTGTTCAACCAAATAGAATTGGAACGCCAAGCAGTCGAGTTACGCGAGTTTCTTATCTATCACGTTGACCCTGCGCTTGGTGCGGTGTGGACACGATACGAGGAAGAATTTGCAAGGCTACGCGAGGTGGCAGAAAAGGAACGTCTAGAGGCTGAAGCTAAAGCGAGGCAAGCGGCATGGCAACGCAGAAAAATGTTAAGCAACCTCCAAGACAAGGCTCTAATAATCGGGGTGGCAATGATAGTTATTACATACCTCCACCTCCTGTTCCTAGCAATTCGACAAATGAGGATAGCGAAGTGGGGTTCATAATTGCATTTATCAGCATGGTCATTGTGTTCGGCATTCTTTTGCCGATAATGGGGTCAATGTATTTGGACATACTGGAAGCAAAACAAGAAACTAAACGACAACAAGAAATAATGCAACGTCTAATCAACAAGCAGAAAGGGAATGATGGACAACCTACTCAACCTACTGAAAAGCGTAGCCCCTAGCCTTGCAACTGTTGTTGCTGGTCCGTTGGGCGGTGCGGCAGTCAAAGCTATGGCAGACAAATTTGGCGTGGCTGATGGCGTGGAAAGCGTAGCCAAGGCGATTGCTGGCGACCCCGAAGCCGCAATGAAGCTGGCAGAAATTGACCTTAAACAGTTTGAGTTAGAGAACGCAGACCGCGCATCGGCTCGCCATATGCAAGAAGTTGCGCTGACTCAAGACGATGTTTTTAGCAAGCATTTCATTTATTGGTTTGCTTGGTTTTGGGCTATTGCATCATGCTCATATTTTGCGGCAGTCACTTTTATTCCTATGCCAAAAGAGAACACCCATTTTGCTGACATTATTTTGGGCTTCTTGTTAGGTACGGCGGTGGCAACAATCATTAGTTTTTTTTACGGCTCAAGCAAATCTAGCAAAGATAAAACCGAAAGCATGAAAGGGTTAATGAAATGAACACCAACTTTGATGACGCATTAAAAGCATTGCTCAAGCATGAGGGCGGTTATGTCAATCACCCAAAAGACCCCGGCGGTATGACCAACTTAGGCGTTACAAAAAGAGTATGGGAAGAATGGGTGGGTCATCCTGTTGATGAAACAGCAATGCGAGCATTAACGCCTGACATGGTTGCGCCGCTTTACAAAGCAAAGTATTGGGACAAAGTATATGGAGACAAGTTGCCGCACGGCGTTGACTTATGCGTGTTTGACTGCGCGGTGAATAGCGGCGTAAGTCGTGCCGCAAAGCTACTACAAAGGGCTGTGGGCGTAGATGATGATGGTGTGATAGGCAACATGACCCTGACCGCTTGCGAGTCTATAAACCCCGATTTAATTATTCAGCGATTCAGCGAGGAACGGCTGGCGTTCTTACAAGCCCTGCCAACATTTGCCACATTTGGCAAAGGCTGGTCAAGGCGTGTAGCTGAAGTAGAAACCCAAGCGCAAAACTTGGCTTAATCTTTGTCAACGTCTTGCAGATGTGCAAGCAGATAGGCAAGACACACAAAGGTTGCAATGGTAATAACACCGCCGAGGATTAAAGCAAAAACTGTTGCAATCATCTTGTCTCCTTTTTGTCTTTTGCAAGACTGTAAATGGTGATGGATTTCTTTGAGGCTAGATTTTCTTCCATTGCCTTGCGTGTAGTGACTGACTGAACACCAAGCACATGGCGGCGCAATTGTTCATCGCGGAAATATATGCTTGGCTCATTCTGCCAATCAAAGGCTGTTTTCTGTTTCATTATTTCGCGCTTTCGCATTTTTGTCTCTGATTTTTTCCAAGTCTTCCTTGACGCTTTCAGTATACATATTCAGCGCCAAACCATACGCAGAGAAAGTACCGCCTTGGCTTCTGTCCATCAATTCGTTAAGCGCGGCTTCATAGCCAGCGACAAACATTAGGCGATTCATTTCAGTATTTAACTTAACGCCTGTAAAAATTCGGTCAAAGTTTTCGTTTGCTGTCATGTGTTGTTTTCCTTTAATTGTTTTTCAATAGCATCAAAAGCGGGTTTGCCAATAATCATTTTGCAAGCATCTTCAATGGCATTGCGCTGTTGTTCAGTCAACCCTACCCATGTGCGTTTTGGGTTTATACGCCATTGTTTTTGTTCATACACATCCTGACCAACAAGTTTGAATCCTCTAGAAGATACGAGAGCCAAAATAGAATCAATTCCTTTTTTACCTAAATCAGGCACATCCTTTTGTAATTCTTTTACTGTTACTTGCAAAAGCAAATCAAAAGTTGTTACGCCAACTTGTTGCAACGCATTTACGCATCGTGTAGACAAACCAAGTTTTATCAATTCTCTATTTTTTGTTTCATACCGTATTTTTTCAATATATTCTTTATATTTGCTCATGTGTTTTCCTTAATATACGCTACGCATTTCCCAACCAAGCAAAAAATAATTCCAACGAGTTTGCATGGCTGGCACGTTGTATCTGTCTTTTGTTTTGCTGAAATCTATGTGACCTTTTGAACGCATCATTGCTTCAAATACTTGTTGTGCTTTTGTCATGTGTTAATCCTGTGGTGGTGTGCAAGTGTGAATTGTGGTCAAGTCTGCTGTGCGTTTACCGCATCTTGCACAGAAGTTCTGCTCTGTGCGCTGTGGTGGGTGGGTGTAGAGAGGAATTGAAAAGCATTTGTGGTCATTGTTGTCGCTGACATTGCCATCAGCATCCATCCACGCCACAGGCTCTTGGCTTTCATCTTGTGTCATGTTTGTCCTTATCTTGCAAAGCCATCAAGTCTTGCTCTGTGCGCTGTGCGGTATTCAAACAATCCTGCATGAGCAGGGTTAAGAATTGCAAACAGTCGTGCAAGATATGGGCTGATGTTGTTGTTAATCTTCCAGCCATCTACGCCATGCTCAGACAGCGCAGAATGATGCCGCAATACATGGATGATGGTTCGGGCTGAGTAGTGCTTAAACCCTGCTTTAATCACCTTGTATGCCTCTTGTTCAAACGCCATCCAAATGTGTGCGTTCTCAGGAATCCAGCGCAGGAATTCATCGCTGAATTGTTCTTTGTGTTCGTGTGCAATATCTTCAATGTTCATTTTCAATCCTTTTTAATTTGGCGACTTACTGGTTGCCCATGCGCCGATACTTAGAAACAGCTTGTGTTGCAGTTGTTTCCATAACAACAGGTGGTGCAAGTGACCATGCGACCATTCTGTGTGAAAGTGTGGGTTGAACAAGCGGCATACACCATTGTGGTGCTGGCGGCAAACCAAAATGCAAACAATACTTTTTTCATGTCAATCCTTTCAAAAGGGAATATCGTCATCGGGAATATCGCGGTTGCGATTGGGTCGGGATTCGGCTTTAGGCTTTTCCTTGTCGTATGGGTCATTGATGTACGCATAGCCATTCCATTCAAGCGGCACTAAATCCAGCTTCAACATCGGACCATGTTTGCTATCAATGATTGCACCAATTTTTTGGTACTTCTTTTTTGTCTCGCCTTGTGCGTTGACATATTCACCCATGATGGCGGTGACTTCTTTGTGTGCCATTATTTATTTTCCTTTGCGAGTTCAGCTTGCTTTTTTATTGCACTACGGACTTTGCTGTCTAGCTTAGACCACAGAGCAATCTTTTCATCGGCATCCTCAATGCCTGTATATTCTTCATAAGCGCCATGAACATCATCGGCAATAATTTTGTTCATGATGGCATCCATCACATCTTGCACAACTGCTTGGCGGTCAGGCTTTAAACCATCCCATGCGCCTTGCGTTGGTGATATGCGAGGTGTTGACTTGCTTGCGGCGTTGCCATCGTCATCTTCGGGCGCAAGCCCTGTGGCGGCTAACAAACTGTAACGGCGAGCATAGGTCGCGCAACTGCCTATGCCTTGAGCATCCAACTTAACTGCTGGCACAAACAATCTGCCACCGCTTAACTGCTCGCCTGATTCATGGATAAACAGCGTTTCCACAATCACGCCCTTATCGGTTTCGTGAAACTGTTGCATGAGGGCAATGCCATTGTCATTTAGCGCATCTACGACAGCTTCTACGCAAGCGGCTAAGTCTGCGTATTTACTGCGGAAATGCGGGTTAGTGCTGGACTTAAGTGCCTTGCCAAAAGCCTTTTGAGCCTTAACAAGTGCGGCTGATACTTTTTGCATTTAATTATCCTTTTCAATTAGTTGGCGGTTTAGTGCCAAGATTTCGTCTTTGTGGTTTTCAATTTCTTGGCAAAGCGTTTTGATGTAACCCTCTAACATTCCGCACCGATAAGCCAAGCGGTCTTCTGCTACGCCATCACGATAGGAAATGTCGCTGGTCTGCTTTGCATGGTTAATCAAATAATCTGCATTCATTTCGTTCCAATTAAAAATTTAAGAAAGGTCAAAATTCCGAGGATATAAGTTACAAACAAAGCCCAGTTATGTGAAGGCTTGATGCCCAACAAAACGGCTTGCCAATGCTCATCCTCGGCGGTCATACGCACCTTGGTAGGTGGCGTGTAGGACGAACCGATTTTTAAGCCAGTTCGCGTGGTATAGGGCAAATTATGGGAAGTCACGACTTGACTCCCATTGACTGATGGCGGCTTCTGCGGCATTGTCACGACAGATTTCAGCATAATCTTTTTTGACTTGCGTTTCAATTTTGGTTTGCTCGCTTGAGGTAAGGTCATCCCAAATCTCCTTTCCGTCTTCGGTATAAGCATAGATTTCAAACTCTATGTTTCCGTGGTCATCATAGTCAACTGGCTCATATTCAATGAGCACGGCATCATCATTGTCAAGGTGAAAATTAAACTGGTTCATTTCCACTCCTTGATGATTTGAATGATTAGCGGCGATGCAAATACAAGCCCTGCCACAAGCGCAAGCAAGTATTCATAAGCGGCGTTGCTACGCTTTTCCAATTTGATTTGATAGTGTTCGCGGTACATTTTTAATCCTTTTTAAATGATGCCCCCGAAGGGGCGGTAAAGTTAAGCTAACAGCAATTCTTCAGCTTGTGACTTCATGCGGTTGCCATTGCCAAACCAAGCATTGTTCATGCGTGTATCGACATTGTGTCCACGTTCATGGTCAACGTACTGCGTGACAGCGTTCAGCAAGCCCCATTTTGTGCCGTATACGCCATGATTGTTAGCACCCATACCCGCACCATCAAACAATTCCAAAACACGCTTAAAACCGCGTGATTCTTTGAATGTGTTGGTCTGTGGGTTGTAGCTGGCAGGAAACAGCGTATTGGTAAAGTCCCGCGCAAATTCGCTGGAAACACCTTGTCGGGCAAGTTTGCGGTACTTGTCCATCATGCCCTCAAAACCGCTTACAACAAGCCCCAAGCGGTCACGCATTAGCGACTGGTCAAACTGTGTGCCGTGAGTCAATACAACGCGACTTGGTGCTTTTTCTTGGTCTGCCATTGATAAAGTGTTATTGCATACAACCCGAATGCTTGTGAATTGCCCAATGGTTGCCGCTGTCCCATCAAAAGATGTGCTTAACAGCAAGTAACCGCGCACGGCATCATCTTGCAAAACGACAGCTTCTTTGTTGACATTAGCCAATGCCCAAATGCGTTTTCCACCCTTGATAGCACCGGCAACTTCTAAAGTGAATCCTGCCGATTGAACAAGCGTATTGAAAAACTCCAATACTTCTGCTGGCTGGTGAACTTTGTAGCGGTCAGTCACAACGCCAAGCGGCTGATTTGTGTCATCGCGATAAATAACTTTTTGGTTTTCCATTTCGGAATAATTCTGACCATCCCAAGTAAACATGATGGGAGACAGCTTTGCAGACCAATCTAAACCTGCTTCTTTACGCCATACGTCTATGGGTGCATTTTGCGTTAACTGCTGACCAAGACCATGCCAAGGCGTTGCATTTGCGTAAGCAATTTCTGCTTTGCCAGTGATTGCGTTGTTTTCGATTAAGTGAGCCATTTTCAATTTCCTTTGATTGTTAAGTTTACACAAGACTGCTTCACAGCAGTTTCGCCGATTAACGGCTCATCAGTTGTGTTCTTGTTCTTCTATGCGCCACAAATGTTCTTCATTTGCCCACGCATTGCCTGTCCATTCTGCGTGTTCCCAACAAGTAAAAGTATTGGCTGGCAATTCTGTTTTTGCCAATTGGCGGTCAATAACCCAACGACCAATTTTTGTGCGGCTCACAGTTACTTCACAAGCCCAAGGGTTACGCTTAACTTCAGTTTTGTAAACTATCATTTTTAATCCTTTTAAATTTACACAAGACCCTATCGCTAGGGTTTCGGCGCATTACGCCTCATCAGTTGTGTTGTTAAGCAATAATGTTGAAATGAAAATGAACGCCGTATTGCATTGCGTTAACACCAATAAACAAAGGGAAAAAACGACCATCAGTATGTTGCATAACAATGTAGCGCAATGGACCAAAAACGCTTGTATCCATATCGCCAAATTTGTCAGTTGCGGCTTTGTGAGCATTGGCGGCAGTTTTGTATGTGCGAGTTGGTGTGATTTGAACGTGTTGCATTTTTGATTCCTTTAAATTAAGCTTTTTTGATATGACCGAATTTTGCTTCAATAATGTCTTGAATCATCCAGCTTTTGCGCATATCTTTAATGTCTGCGCTATTGATTCGTGACAAACAAGTTTGGCAATACAGTTGAAAAATAATTTGTTTGCTTTGCGCTTTAAGCAATTTTCTGAAATTTTCGATTTGTTCCATTTTTAATCCTTTGAAATTTATTTTGTTTCGTATCGGTTTGTTAAGCCGATAAAAGAATTGTGCCTTAAAACTTAACGAATTTTCACTTCCATAAAAAAAAGTTAAGTTTTTTTGCGGAAAAGCAACGAATTCACAAAAAAAGTTAAGTTTTTAATACTTTTATTTTCCAAATTAACATTGGACATTGTGTTAACCCTTTGTTATCATCCTTAACATGAACACACAAATCGCAATAAAACTCGCAGGCTCTAAGGCTCAACTTGCGCGTATTCTCGGAGTGAGCCGACCCGCAGTAACGCAATATGGCGAACTTTTGCCAAAAAAACAAATTGCAAAATTACGAGAAGTTAAGCCCGAATGGTTTACAGAAAACACTGAGGGCTTTCCAACTGTGCAAAATTGATGCATAATTCGCGCGTCTTGAGTGGCATCAAGGCGTTGAACAGAGGATGTAAACCCCGCAGGGTACTGTGTGGTCTTGTCGTACGGCAAGCGAGTCTTTTGACCTCTGTTCAATCGTCTTGCTGTTGCTCTCGCCAAGAGCCAAGACCACAGAGCATCTTGCGGGGTTTTTTCTTTTGGCGACAAGATCGTCAGGGCGCGTTAGCAAATGGTCTGCATGGACTGAACCCAAGAAACACCGCACACAGATACACCCCTGTGAAAAATGTGAACAGCGTTGGTTAAGCGACTGTTAAAGCACAAAGTAACTCAGGTGGAAAACTAGGCTTTGTGTATAAGTGAATTAACCCGTCAAGCGCACTTGGTCTTTGTGATTGAAAGAATTAAAAATGAACAATGAAGATAAATTAAACAAAGTAAACAGAGATGGAGAAGGTAGGATACTGCTGGTATCCACCCTAGCTAAACCTATGGAGATTCAAATGTTTGAAAGTGGATTTGATAGATTTTGGAAAGCGTACCCATCAACACCGCGCAAAGGTGCAAAAAAGCAATGCGAAGAAAAATGGGCAAAGTATCTTTGCGAACACTCTGCCGACCAAATCATTAAGCACGTTGTTTGGATGAAGACAACAGAGCAATGGCTAAAGGGCAACGGCGCATTTATTCCAGCCCCTTTGGTCTATCTGAATCAACAGCGTTGGGATGGCGCAGAAGTACCCGATTTGCCCACAAAAACACAAATTGACCCCTACCTACTGCAACTTGAAAAAGACCGCCAAAGAGCTGTTCCTATGCCCGATTACATTCGTTCAAATTTAGACAAATTGCGTGGAAAGATTTGAGTTCATGAATTTACTTCTAGACAATTCAGTTGCTTGGCAAAAGCAAATTAGAGAAAAAAGACGCATAGAGAATTCCGATTCTGACTTGCTTGGAAATTGGTGGGAAAACATTGATGTAGACATAAAAAAAGCCGAAATCAAAGAAGTGACTTATGGGCTGGCACAAAAAATAATTGAAGATTACGAGTGGTTGGGCTGTATGCCTGCTGTAGTTTGGCATTCTTACGGAATTTTTTTTGAAGGCTTTTGTGCTGGTGTAGTTTGTTATGGACCTGAGTATTCAGAAAACCTTGGCAAAATTTCTAGAGAAAAAGGCACGGCTGGCGCTGATTGGAGTAAATACGGATACGAAGGCAAAATGATTTTGTTAAGTAGAGGCGCTTGTGTTCATTGGGCGCACCCACATAGCGCAAGTAAATTGATTAGGCAAAGCATGAAAATGTTGCCATCAAAATATGAAGTCATAACTTGCACAGTAGATGAAGCCGCTGGTGAAATTGGAACAATTTATCAGGCGTGTGGATTTGCTTATGTTGGCTCAATGCGTGATGGAAACCCTAACGTAAAAAGCAAAAAATTAGATAGAGATGGATGGTTAATTAACGGCAAAATTTGGACTGCTAGAAGTATTAGAGCAATTTGTGGGGACACAAAATTTGAAAATGTAGTTAAGTATTTCCCGACAGTACAAAAAATAAAACAACATAGCAAAGGAAGATATTTTGCTTTTAGAGGCACAAAACAAATTCAAAAACAACATTTAGATGCCATTGCACACTTAATAAAACCATACTTAAAAAGAACATGACAATAGAAGAAGCCAACAAACTTTTGGATGCCGTAAAAGATGGACAAAACACAAGACCAAGCGCAATCAACGAAGCACTTTTCACAACAGGAGATTTACAAGAAATCACTACAACATTTGATTTGGATGGCTGGACTGAAAGGCGCAAAACAATATGCTTGGTACGAAGCAAAACGACTTGATGCAGACCCTAGCAAATTGTGGCGCGGTATTGCTGATGACTTAACAAAGGCTATGAATGAGAACAGCGGCAAAAGTTGACCGAAATCAAGCTGAAGTAGTTGATGCTTTACGCAAAGTGGGCGCAAGCGTTCAATCGTTGGCAAGCATAGGCAAGGGCTGTCCTGATTTGCTTGTTGGTTATCACGGCATTTTGTATTTGATGGAGATAAAAGATGGCTCTAATGTGCCTAGCAAGCAATTGTTAACTGAAGACCAAAAAAAATGGCACGATGCGTGGACAGGCTCGCCAGTTCATGTTGTGCGTTCAATTGAGCAAGCATTAAAAATTTTAGGAGAACGATAAATGAATGCACCACATCAAGCTGTTGACTTCATCATAAAAAATTCACCAGCATTTGCAAAAGCAAAAAGCAAGCGTGTATATCTTGAAGAATTTAGAAAAAGCAAAAAAGCATTGTTAATGAAAGACGCATTGCTTAAAGGCATAGAAGCCGCTAACGCACAAGAACGCGAAGCATATTCGCACCCTGATTATTTAGAACTGCTTGAAGGTTTGGCGGCGGCTATTGAAGTTGAAGAAACTTTGAAATGGCATTTAGAAGCGGCAAGAATGAGAACTGACATATGGCGCACAGAACAAGCCAACGCAAGAATGGAAGGCAGAGCAACAGAGTGAGAAAACAATGTCGCCGAAAAATTTGGAACAAAGTTAACCCCATTGAATACGCTATTACTGGCGCGGCAATTACTGCTGAAGACAAATTGGATAAGGTTAGATTTGGAGAGTTAAGCGCAATTGAAAGCATGGTTAAAGGCAATGGCACTACTGCTGATTGGCGAGCATTGGTGGATATGCTTAACATTGCAGAAACAATGGCAACAAACGGCATTGGAATTGAAGTGCTTGCAGTTTGCGAAATTGTGCAAAAGGAAATGGAAGAAGCCGCACATCGTTACGAAAAAACACGCAAGATGGGCTTAACAGGCACAGGCATCAGATACATAAAAGAACTTTACGCTTTGCATGATTTACAACGCACAAGCATTAGTCGGTCAGAATATGAACGCATGATAGAAAAAACAGGCAATTACATTAGGTCAAATAACCATAGGGTTGTCCACATTACATGAGAGCAAAATTCCAATACTGGCGCAGTAAAAAGCATTTAAAAAATGTTGCATCATTGCCTTGCCAAAATTGCGGCTTAGAGGGGCAAACGCAAGCGGCGCATAGCAACCTATCAGTTCATGGCAAAGGGCGCGGTATAAAAGCTTCTGACCACTTTAGCGCGGCATTGTGCTTTGCTTGTCATCACGATTTGGATGCTGGACATACATTAACAAAAGAACAGAAGCAAAAAATGTTTTTGGATGCGTTAACTAAAACATGGGCTGAATTGGCGGCAAAAGATTTGATACTGATTGACACGCCTGACCCGCTGTCGGACAATTAACAAAAGGGGATTCCAATGGTTAAATTTACCGCCAGCGTAGAAGCTAAGCAAGCAGACCCTGTAATGGACTTTACAATGTGTTTGCTTAACAGCGTAACTACTGGACACATTTTGCATTTGCAAAGCCGCAGTTACAGTCAGCACATGGCACTTGGTGCGTTCTACGATGGCATTGGCGACCTTGTGGACAGTTTTGTTGAAGCATTTCAAGGCAAGTATGGCTTGCTGACAAAATACCCTGCCACTGCTGTTTTAATGCCTGACATGAACCCAATAGAATATTTGGAATATTTAAAAGAAGATGTGCAAACATTACGCAGAGCAAACGGCTTTCCACAAGACAGCGAATTGCAAAACGAGATTGACAACATTGCCAACTTAATTAACAGCACACTTTATAAGTTAAGATTCTTGGCTTAACGAAAGGATAAAACATGACAACACAGCAAAAATTGAAGATTGTTTATCGCCCACTCAAAGATTTAATTCCATACGCGAGAAACAGTAGGACTCACAGCAGTAGTCAAATCGCGCAAATTGCATCCAGCATCAAAGAATTCGGCTGGACACAGCCAATCCTTTTAGATGGCACAAACGGCATCATTGCTGGTCATGGTCGTTTTGAAGCCGCTTTTTTGTTGGGAATGCAAGAAGTGCCAACCATTGACCTCGCATACTTAACAGAATCACAGAAACGTGCCTATGTAATCGCCGACAACAAGATTGCCCTTAACAGCGGATGGGATGAGCAAATGCTGGCGCTTGAAATTGGTGATTTGCGTGAAGCAGGGTTCGACATTAATTTGCTGGCGTTTGACCCATCGGAATTAAAAGATGGTGATGTTGATTACTCTGTGTTGGATGACGAAGAAATTGACGCACAGCTTGATGACATGGCAAAAGGTGTTCGTAAGGCAATTCAAATTGAATTTGAACCTGAACATTACGAAGAAGCGCAAGAATTGGTTAAGTTTTGGCGTGAAGAAAAAGCCTATGTCGGAATGATGCTGATTAACTTTTTAAAGAATGAAAAAAATAAGCTGAACAAATGAAATGTTTTTTCTTGGCTGGATATTTCGGTTGTGGAAAAACTACACAGGCAAATCTATTGCAAAAAGAATTTCCACAGTTTAATTATTTAGGCGGCAAAAGTGGTCTAGATGCAATAGGTAGTGTAGACAATTTAGTTAAAGCAATAAAATCTAGCAAATCTGAAATGATTGCACATGGATGCATTTATCAAAGTGAACCATCTATTTTACGATTCAGTAGGCTTACAGATTTAACAATTATTGTTTTGAATTCATTACCCTTAACTGTCAAAGAAAGAAGCCTTAAACGAGGTGCAACCGAATACGACCCTATAAATTTTAAACACCAACATAATTTCATAAAAAAATTACCGCAATTAAAAAAATTTTATACGTTCAATTTGGAAATCGTCGACAACAACAAAAGTGAACAAGAGGTACATACAGCAATCAAAAGGATAATATTAAATGAATTGCAATGACAAATTTGCTTTTGTAGGCGCAAATACAGTTAAGAATTTGATTGCAAACAGCATTGCTGGCAAAAATACTAAATTTTTAGCAACAGCAGATTCCTTGTGGTTTCGGTTTGGTAATTACAAAAACTCACCACCATTTGCACACATCATCGATGGAAAAATAGTCTGTTTAATTTTTGCAACATTCAACAAAGACAAATACGCAAATTTGTATGAAATTGTCACAGTTGAAGGCAGTGAAGGCAAAGGTTATGCATCAGCTTGTTGGGATGCGTGGATAGCGTATGCTGTTAAGATAAAAAAAACGGAGCGATTAAAAATGTCATGTACGCCAAGTTCGGTAACGTGGCACTACAAAAATGGATTGATTTGGTGGGCAGTAGACCCGACAGGCTCATTGCGTTCAGACCAAAAATTATTTGCTACGAGGTCAGAACAAATATCTTATCGCAATTTTGCAATCATTAATCCTGTTCAAGCATTGCCTGCTCAAAAAATTAGAATGCAATTTGTCAAGGAAAGTCTTGAATCATATGGTTGGGGAATTCAAAAGAAAACAAAGACAGAAAAAGCAATACAAGCAGTAGGTTCAGCTTGGTTAAGACCAGCATTGCTAAAAAATAAATAAGGGGAATACAGTTTGTGCGCCATTATTGGATTCGTATGCCCACAACCATCTGAACAAGCGTTTGCTACTTTGCATCGCCTGTTTATTGAATCAAAAATTCGAGGTATGCATGCTTATGGTTATGCAATGCATCTTCATTCGGGCGAAACTGTACTTAACAAATCAAATCAACTGATGCCTTTGTTAAAAGGAATGGCTAAATTTCCGAAGTTATTGATTGGTCATTGTCGATACAGCACAAGTGGAGATTACAAAACCGCAATTAACAATCAGCCTTTGTCCTACAAAGATGAATTCTTGGCTTTCAACGGCGTTATCGACATGCGAACCAAAACGGAAATGGAAACCGCTTACAAGATTGAGATGGAATCCGACAACGATGGTGAAATCATGTTGCAAAGCAAGGATAGAATGGCTTTACTTAACAGCAACATCACATATAGCGGCGTTGTATTAAAAAAAGATTCATTGCAGTTTTTTAGAAACGAAAGCAGACCAGCATATAAAGCAACTAAGTTTGGATGCACTTACATCGCATCAACAGCCGACATTTTGCGGCGTTCCTTATTGAACCCCGAACCACTTAACCCTTACGAGGTTTATGAATGGAAGGTTTGAAAGAATACTTGTCATTCCACCAAGCAAGCAGTTTTGCCAACGACATTGATCCGCAAAACGACTGTTTGACCTATGTTTCCAACCGATATGAATTAAATATTGAACAGCGGTATTGGCTTGCATTCCTTTTTGCTACATGTTATTGCGCCCCAACAGTTTTTTACATCTACAACGAATTTCCTGATTATCAAAACGTGGATGTTGGCAGGCTTGAACGCTGGTGGGTCGCCAATAGGAATAAACTGGTTTTTCAAACTGACCGAGCAAGAGTAAGAAGCAACAATGAATTTGTTAACTGTTTTAAATCGTATCGAGAAATTATTGGCAAAAGTCAACAGGGTTATTTCCAAAAATTAGCCACAAGCAACCCAAAAGATACTTACATTGCCGCATACAAGCGTTTGAGCAACATTCATTATTTTGGACGTTTCACAATGTTCATCTATCTTG